GGATGGTATGGATAATCTAAGTTCAGGTATGTACCCAGTTCCGGGAGCAGGTGGTGGTAATTTAATGAATGAAACTGGTATATTTTTTGACAACTATGAAATGGCTCATTTCAGATTAATATCTGATGTCAATTATTTACCTTATGGTAGGTCATATATAGAACCTGCTCGTAAATTGTTTAAACAATATACTTTGATGGAGGATGCTATGTTAGTACATAGAATTGTCCGTGCTCCCGAAAAACGCATTTTTTATATAAACGTAGGAGCAATCCCCCCAGCAGAAATAGAAAACTTTATGCAGAAAACTATTTCTAAAATGAAACGTACCCCTTATTTAGACCAAGATACAGGGGATTATAATCTTAAGTATAATATGCAAAATATGCTTGAAGATTTTTATATTCCGGTTAGAGGCAATGACGCTTCAACTAAAATAGAAACCACTCCCGGATTACAGTATGATGGGATCACAGATGTGGAATATTTAAGGGATAAATTATTCGCAGCTCTTAAAATACCCAAAGCATTTTTGGGATATGATGCCGATACTGATGGTAAAGCTACACTAGCAGCTGAGGATATTAGATTTGCACGTACTGTAGAACGTATTCAAAGAATAATAATCTCGGAATTAACTAAAATAGCAATAGTTCACTTATACACTCAAGGGTACGATGGTGATGATTTAACTAATTTTGAACTTAATTTAACTACCCCTTCAATCATATATGACCAGGAAAGAGTGGCATTAATGAAAGAAAAAATGGACTTAGCAGCCCAAATGATGGAAACTAAACTTTTCCCAACAGATTTCATTTACGACCATCTGTTCCATATGAGTGAAGATGAATATAATGAATTTAGAGATTTATCTAGAGAAGATGCTAAACGTGCTTTCCGTTTAACTCAAATTGAAGCCGAAGGAAATGATCCTGTAGAAACAGGTGCTTCATATGGAACACCTCATGATTTAGCTTCACTATATGGTAAGGGTAGATATTATGGAGATAGTGATGTCCCCGAAGGATATGATGAAAACGACCCTCAACTAGGTCGTCCCACAGAAAAAGTTTCTAATATCAATTCTCAAGATAATGCCTTTGGTAAAGATAGATTGGGAGTTGATAGAATGAAAGGTAAAGAAAATGAATCAAATTCAATAAAATCTACACATAAAGGAGGTTCCCCTCTAGCATTAGAAGCTAAAACAGTTTACCTCCAAAATCAAGATATGCTTAAAAAGATTCCCCTTAATCGCAAACAGCTGGTTTTTGAACAGGATGAGTCATTATTAGACGAAAACCAATTAAGGAACTAAAATCTTTATATATTTATAAAAAAGCCTATCGATGAAAATTAAACATTCTAAGTATAAAAATACGGGCCTTTTATTTGAACTTCTAGTGAGACAAATAACAGCAGATACCCTTTCAGGTAATGAGTCTCCTTCGTTAAATATTTTGAAAAAAGCTTTTACTAAAACAGAATTAGGTAAAGAATATAAATTATATGAATCTTTATTCAAAAATAAACATTTAACTGAACAAAAGGCCGACGTCACTTTAAATACTATATTGGAAGCTACTTGTAAATTAAACAGAAGTCTTTTAAAAAGAGAAAAATATAACCTCATTAATGAGATAAAGCATCATTATAATTTAGATGAATTTTTCAAGCATCAGGTAATAGGGTATAAGGCATACGCCTCTTTCTATAAACTAACAGAAATATATAACTCAGATAAATTGTCTGAAACTGAGGAAATAATAAATAACAAAGTTACTATTTTAGAATACTTAACTCATTCCCCCATCGACCAGAAAAAGGTTAAACAAGATTTAGTTGAAGAATTTTCTAGGTATGATAAAGATTTAAGAGTACTTACTTATAAAGTAATGCTTGAAAAATTTAATGGTAAATATTCTAATTTAAATACGGGACAAAAGGGAATACTTAAAGAATTTATTAATTCAATTGATAATACCCCCCGTTTAAAAGAAATTTATAATATTAAAATTAATGAGTTAAAAATTTCTCTTAAATCTTATACTAAAAGTATAAAAGATAGAGCTACTAAAATAAAATTAGTAGAAGTAATTAAATTATTAAAAGAAATAGATAAAGCTTCTAAAATTAATAATGATGATCTTATTAATCTTCTTCAATATTACGAATTAACTGAAGAACTTTCTAAAGTGAAATAATGGC